ACGTTTGCGCCTCCTGTTGCGGCGGCTTGTCCGACGAATCCTGTTGCGCTGACTCCGGTAACGGAGACACTTGCCCCACCAGAGGCGGTAACGGTCCCAATAGCACCGCTACCTGAGACCCCGGTGACGGGGACAACGGCTGTTCCGGTAACGGCAACGGCTCCAATCGCTCCGGTAGCTTGGACCCCGGTGACGGGCACAGCAACGCTGGTAGTGACGGCAGCCTGACCAATGAATCCTGTCGCCGAGACTCCATCAACAGCAACAACTGCTGACCCAGACACGGCAACGTTCCCAATTTGCCCAGTTCCAAAGATTCCAATTGGGTAGACATTGGCAAATCCAAATACTGCGACCGTTCCAACTGCTCCAACCGCCTGGACTCCAGTAACTGGGACATCTGCCCCGGCCTGAGCAACAACAGTGCCGATGGCTCCTGTGCCTTGGACTCCTGTCGGGTAGACGTTGGCGTCTCCAATGACGGCTGCCTGACCAATGAATCCGGCGCCCTGTACGCCAGTGACAAGTACGTTGGTCGATCCGCTAACCGCGACCGTGCCAACTGCTCCCGTCCCTTGTACGCCCGTAACTGGTACATTTGCTGCTCCTGAAACTGCAACCGTGCCAATTGCACCGGTGCCTTGTACGCCCGTAACCTCAACCTCAACCGAGGCAGACCCCAGGTCTGCAAACGGGGCTCCAGCAAACGGGGTGATCCCGAACATGTTTTCACACCACCAGCCAACGCTGGCCCGAGCTAACTGTTATCGTCACTCCACTGGCAACAGTAACAGGACCCACAGACTGGGCATTAGTGCCCGTATCAACCGTATAGTTCTCTGTTGCTGTTGTTGCATTTACTACAAGCGCCCCAATTCCGCCGCCACCTCCAGTGATGGCTCGTTCGGACGGGTATGTTACAAAAACATCCTTAGTACCGGCGGCTAAGTTAATCTTTGAGCCAGTGCTAGAAGAAAGAACCGTGTCCCTGGAAAGTGTAGTTCCAGAAGACGTGTACGTGCCAATGCCTACTTCCCACTGTGAACCACCAACGATGGTGTAGTAGGTAGTATTTCCGTTACCAATGGCCGCAAAAGACTGATAACCATTTGCAGCACCAGCAAGCGTGAGCGTGCCGGTGCCGATTGTGGTCGTTGTCTCTTTGACCCTGTCTTTAATTACAAGGGCCATCTAGACGCCTTAGGCAATACGTATGATTGCGCCAGTTGCCGTAGCTGCAGGAAACACGATCGTGAAAGTGCCCGCAGTTGAGGTCTTAGCACCACCAAAGTTAAGAATCGCCACAGATGGGTTGCCCGTTGCCGTGTCGTTATAGATCATGGCGCCAAAGGCAGTAATCGTGGCCGTTGTAAATGACAGGTCAGCAAAGTCGGTCAAAGCCGTTGTGCCAGACGATGTCGGGGTTACTTTGGTTAGTGCGCCACCGCCCGCTACATAGGAGCCAGAGGCAGCTACTTCGTTGGTGGTGGTGTAGGCCGTGGTTGCTGCCGTAAACGAAGCACTGTTGTCATACAACGCCAGTTTGAACGTCTGGCCGGAGCCGGTTGAAAAATTATGCACACCCTTAAGGATTTCAACCTTAAAAGAGGTGGGCATTACGGTTGTGGTAAAAGCCATTTAGACTCTCCTTAGTAAATTGGCGGCGTCTTGTTCCCCGCCCTGAACACAAATTTGGATGCAAGTAGCCCTTTCGGCCCGCTTGGCTTGTTTGAGATATTCAAAGACTGCTCTTTGAACGCGCTCCCGGAAGAATTTAGCCTGCTCACGAATGGCCGGAGGAGCGTTTTCGGCCACACTGATGATTTTATCAGCACATAATTCTGCTAGATCTTCGCACGAAAGGCCACCAAAGTCACTTGTTTTGACGATGGGGTCGGCCATCTTTCCGGAGTGTAGTTGGAACATATCAAGTCCTCAAAGCTTCTGGCGGTAACATGGGGTCGTTTGAGGGCAAGGAATCCTTGACCTCTGAGTACTTTTTAGCCACAAAACGACCATTTTCCAAGCCTACAACTAAAGGTTCTGCCAAACGATGGTACCCATAAAGCTTACTTTCTACCGGCTCATTGGTGTCTAAAAGAGAAGAATCTTGAGCGATACCCACCTTAATTCCACGGGAAATGGCTATAGATAGTAAAAACTCACAATTTGCCCGACCCGCCTCGGCAAAATGCACATACCCTTTGTACGAAAAGTCAATGCCATAAAGGTGAATTTCTGCCACTTTTGCTGCAATCGCAAAACCTATGGCATAGGCCACCGTATTATTAAAGTACCCCGTCTTGCACTCATTCATGACCTCTTCCAGGGGAAACTCCACCAACCCCGGGCATCGTGAATCAAGCTCACACGTATAAATAGGACCTTTATGCTCTTTGAGCACCTTGGCCATAATCCCCGTCTGCGTCCCCGAATCGTCGCTATCTAGGAATCGACTTGCCGGGTCCATCATAAAAACTCGATCATGGAAAACCACCCCAGCCATAGAGTTGATCGCCCACACTTCGTTAAACTCTATTGAATGGGTCTTGGCTAGTATGAACTGGCCGTGGCTTTTTCCCATAGCCACTATTGCTATACGTTTTCCTTCTAGATTTGGAACACTTGTCATGGACCTGGACTTTCTGATTTCACATATATGCGAGCCATACCATCACGGAATTCGTCACGACGACGACGGCCTTGCTGCTCGATTCCAAGACCTTGAATTGCTTCTTTATACGAATTAGTGAAGTAAGCAATCATATCAGTAGGACCCTTGGTGTAGCTATAAGCTTGGACCAAGCAACCATAAAGAAGAGCCTCCGGGGCGTTGATACTTACCCAGGTAGTAGTGTTTGTAGAAGACAGTTGAGCAGGTTTATAGATATACCCTAGCTCTACCGCGTACGCGGATGCGGGCGTGGGGGCGACATAAAATGTGTTTTGGTCCCATACGGAATAATATTTAGGGACACCGGTAACAGTACCGTCTGCCCAATACTCTTTCATAAAAGAAGTGTCGCGAAACTCTAGGAAAATCTGATCTCCCCCCGCCGAAGTGAGCATCATATACCGATGGGTCAAGATGTCATTTGGAGCCGTCAAAAACTTGTTATTGGCGGTTAGGTTTCCAGTAACCTCAAGTTTAAACACATCTAAATCAATATCTCGAAGAATGCGGTTTTCTGTCATCAGAATAAAAGTGTTGATGACTGCATTAGTGAACACGTTTGCGTCCACTTCGGTGTAGTTTCGTATATTTGTAACTAGTTCGTCGTAGGTCATGACACGTTTCCTATTGCGCTTGAGGCAGAAACAGAACCGGTGGTAACAATTACCGAGTTACCGGTAGCTTGAACGTCATTAACAGAACTTGTTGCTGAAACCCCTGAAACTGCAGTAGAGGACGAAGTAACAACAAGAACGGTTCCAATACGACCAAGACCAAAGACGTCCCCTTGTTCCGGGTAAGGCTGCATGTTGTTGCCGCCGTTAGCGCTTCCAAGACTTTGAAAGGCTGAATCGCCAGGTGACCCAACATACACAGTGACTGGTTCCACACGGTCTGGACGAGGCTCGTACAAAGCAACGGCATCGCCATTAAATTTAAGGGGTTCAAGCTGGGGCTCTTTTGGTTCGTAATCTTCTGGGCAAACCTTAAATCCACGCCAGTTTTTGCGAAGGACGTTGTATGGATAACGTTGTCCGCAGTAATCGCACAGTCCGAAAGAGAATTTGCCGGTTGCGTATGCCACATCATACCCCCAGTTGAGGTACGAAACTTATGCGTGCGGTCTCTCTATCCTCGGCTGCGGCCCTGGCCCACTCCTCGTCATACATTTGTTTTAGGCCCATGGTGCGATTAGGAGCAAACTTAACCGACAAATAATAAGCAAGACCTGCCGTTAAACATGGCAAAAACCTAAAGTTAACATCGGTTGTGTTGGTGTAATCACCAGCATCTTCGATGCGTCTTATTCTGTAATAACGAAACTGATACGGCCCGCCGCCACCGGGAGTAGGATAGAAAAATACCTCCGGAGGATTTGTTCTTTGTACATAATACTGTGATGGACGAGCTTGTGTGCTTTTATCTGGGACATCCAAATACTCGGCTCTTGTAATTGGATCAATCGTAATATCCACTGCTGGACTTTGCGACAGGTCTCGAATAACTGCCGTCAATACTTGAACTGTATCCGCTGGCAACGTAATTGAAGTGGTGCCGGTCAAACTAACCACCACTTCCTCAATGGTCCACAAATTTAACCCGCGATTGGCCCAATCTAAGAACATCAAGTTTAACGACCGACGAGCGGACGATAACTGATGCCCATTGGTAATCTGCATGCCACAGCGTTCAAACGCCTCGGCGATCAGATCATCAATCTGCAGATCAAATATTGTGGTACCAGATGTTGCCATTTAGCACATTCCGCCTTTTTTGTAGCCCTTAGCCATTCCACCACCCATCATGCCCATAGCCATGCGCTTATGCTGATTAACGGCACCGCCGTTTTTCATCATCACAGGACCACTGGTTTTGCTAGTCTTTGAGATCATCTTGTTCTTGGGGCCAGACTCAACGCATCCGCCGCCCTTTATTGCAATGCCCATTCCTTTGCCAGCCATGATTACTTCCCCTTTTTCATTGCACGACCTTTTGCGTCGGCTGAAGTTTTTTTCATTGCACGACCGGCTTTATCTGCCATGCCGCCCTTTTTCATTTTGCCCATTCCATCAGCAGCAAATGCTGGAACTTTTTTGCCGCCCTTCATGACCATTTTTAATTTCTCTTTCATTTACTGCTCCTTTTTGTAAAGGTTGAAACGTTAGTTGGTTTTGGACCTACATTACTTACCGACCTCTTTCGAGTTACGGCAGACTTCTTTTGCGACTCCGTCATTTTTGCTGCTTTTTTAACCGGTACACACTTCGGATAAGCCCCATCTTTTTTGCTTGATGGCCTTCCACAAGGTGGATACTTGCCCTTCTTTTTTGACGCGCCAATGTTTACCCATTTTTCGCCAAACCATTTTCCTAATCCACCTTTAGCGGCCACGGCTGCTCCGTTTTGCTACCTTGTTATTTCCGCCTTTCCAACCGCCTCCCATGGCTTTGTATTCTTTGGCTGCGTAGGCGTTTGCATAAGCGCTTGGATAAACTTTAAATTTCGCTTTTGCCTTCGCTTTTGCAGCACTCCACTTAGATGCGTCAGTAGGTACAGATTTCGCCATAGCCTTATCTCCCGCTGAAAAAAGAATACAAACCAATAAAAAAACCAGTCACCGCGCTAGACGCTCCGGCTACCCACATGAGGGTTTTCCAGCCGCCTTTCGCTTCCGACAAGGTTAGATTAATTGCTTCTAACGACTTTTTTATGTCGCTCATATCTGCCATCATCTTATCCATGTCATCCTGGATATGACGAATTTCAACAGAATGTGTGGCTAGTTCCCGTTCGACGCTCATTTAGCATTTCCATCGTTTTCTGGCTTGACGGATACGGCTAT